AAACAAGGTCCCAGGGTTCAAGTCTGTTAATTGAAAGGTGACTGAACCATTGGCTGCGAGCATTGAACCGACACTGCCAGAGAAGGAAGTAGAATTTTGGACTACGAAATCAACCTGGTCCACTGCGATGGCCTGCCCGGTTGGAACATTGACGTAGGCTGAGAGGTCAAGAGTTCCTTGAACAATAACTCCAGCGGCTTGAGCAGCAGGTAATTCAACGGTTTCGGTCAAGTAAAAGGTTCCAGTCTTCGCGGTTGCCATGTCACCCCGGAGCAGAACCCGGTGTATAAATTACACTGCCCGCACTAAACCCCTATCCTTTGAGCGAAGCGACAAGCACACTTTTAGTCAAGTTGACGCTCGACAGCACACTGTCTCCCGCCGAATCGCACTTGACTTTACTCATTTTCCCCCTTATTTGTCTGGAATTGGGGATACCCCCCCCCCCTCTTTTTTGGAATTATAGTATGATTCTATAAGGGTGAACGGCTTCGGATTGGTTATGAAGACGGCGATAACAGTGACGATTGATAGAGAATGCGCGGATTATTTGGACATGAAGATAGGTAAAGTGAGCCCTTATGTCAATAGATTGATTCTTTCAGACATGCAATTGAACCTTGAATCCAAAAAAACAGTATGGATTCCTTGTAAAGTATGCACTTCAAGGATGAAAGAAGGTAGCGAGTGTGCCTATTGTATCATTGATGCAATGCAGACGCGCCTGGAAGTGAAAGAATGAATTGGAGAGAGATTTGTATTCATTGTAAGAAAAAGCGGAAATATGTTTCTGGTTGTATATTGGCTACTCGTGCGTGTTGTTTGGAGGAAGAAGAATGAGTAAATTACTTCGGACCCTGGAGGATGTTGAAGACCGCCTTCAAGATGTTATTCAATTGTTAAGGGCTCTTTATCCTAATTTCAATTCCATTCCTCATGCGGATAGGATGATGTCGTTATTGTGCGATGCTAATAGTGAACTTTGGCATCTTCAAGAAGCAGAATCAGAATTAGCATACCTGGAGGAAGGCAGATGAGGGATGAAGAGGAAATAGAAGGTATAGTTAATCCGCCAGTCTGTTTAATCTGCGGTTATCCTCTATGTTCAGATTGTAAATTGTGCGGTTGGCATTGTAGTAATGAACTTCAATGTGAATGTCCTGAGCCTTGGGATGATGAAGAGGTATTTTCGGTATGAAGTTAGCATCATGCTTTCGATGCAAGATAACTGTTGAAGTGTTTTGTTGGAAACGTGCCCGATGCCCATCTTGTATGAGGGCCATTCCTCAGAGGAATATTTGGACGGTTGAAGATTAGTAGAAGATTAAATCTAAGATTTCTCCGAATGGAGTTAATCGAATTAAGCCTTGGCTAATCAATCCAATTCCAGCCAGTATCCCTAATGGATGAAGAGTGTTTATCATTGCTGAACCTGCTCCTAAATCAAAAAGAGCTCTTGCCTGGTTATTCCTCTTCGAGTTAAGATATTGTTCATCATGATACATTGCAATCTTGTCAACAGAATTTCGCGGCTTAGTCCCAGCCTCCTCCTTCAAAGCATAGGGAGTACCAGGGCCTAGAAATTCGTACTCTCCGAATATGCCCCACTTGTGGGTTGGTAATTCTGCAACTGGTGTTGCCACACCCTGGAGGAATGGTGGTTGCATCAAAAGCAGCATCTTCTCAGGACTGTTGTTGTAATTCATACGAGCGCCTTAGCCTGTTGAGATAAACAAATTCTGGTTCAGCAGTTGCAATTCCTTGTGCGACATAGCGTATGGCTGGAAATGTAATCGCGCTTGCCGGAGTTGGAGCGAGTACGTGAGGAATACAAATGCGAGTGATGAATAATGTTCCAGAAGCAGTAGGTTGTCCACTTCCAAAGGACCAGGAGTCACCTTGAATCATCATAGTTGGAGTAGTGGTTGATTGAATATAGAACGCGGTTTGACCGAATTTGATTGTCATATAGTCCGAAGCGTTATCCATAAACCCCGCATGAATCATAGTTGCATCAATTTGTAATGGGACATCGGTTATGATGACATAATCTCGAGCCTGGAGGGTATCAGTTGGCACCATGGGGCCGGCTGGAGTGTAAGGCCCATCACGTTGCAAGTATTGGTTGGAGAAGAAGGCAGTCAATCCTTCCTTAGTCCACCCTGCGATGTCCAGTTGACTTTGATAGACGAATCCATCAGGGCCACTAAGAGTAGTCTTGTCGTATGGAGATGCAGAGGACGCCTCCCACGTAGTGTTATTTGAATAGTCGACAGTTACAGCGGGAATGTAATCTACAATATTGAACGGTCTATCTTCCATGATATCACTTCATTGACTTTCTTGCTGCTGCTCCGGCTCTTTTGAAACCGTCTTTTACCCACCCGCCATTCTTCTTTTTGAAGCGCGGCTCTACTTTTTTGAATGCTATTGAGTATGCTTTGTTGTAGGCTGAAGGTTTTCGTGGCTTCTTTTCTACTGGTTTTTCATAGGCGCGCCTGGCTGTCTTTCGCACTTCTCCCTTCCTGGTACTATCAGTATGAAGGGCTTCGCCACATCTCGGACAGTAGCGGGGCATATTCAAGCCTCGGCGGTGCTCTGGATTGCGATTGCCATCCAGTCTTTAGTGCCCAATTTAACGACTCGGCAACGTGCGCGAACCGAAACGAATAGAGGATTACCACCAACAGCGGCTGCATTATTGCCAGCGGTTAGGTAAAGTGAATCATTGACAACCATGAATGACTCTGAAAGTGATGTCGGGCCGAAGTTATCTGGGTAGAGGTCGGTGGTGTGGGATGAAAGGTTAGCTGCTGCATCAATGTTCAAACATCCAGAAGCGATTAGAGATTGATTGTCTGCTCGAACAAACAAGGTCCCAGGGTTCAAGTCTGTTAATTGAAAGGTGACTGAACCATTGGCTGCGAGCATTGAACCGACACTGCCAGAGAAGGAAGTAGAATTTTGGACTACGAAATCAACCTGGTCCACTGCGATGGCCTGCCCGGTTGG